GTACCCAGGATGCGTTAGCCTTGTGGGCGCGCGAATGATGGGCGCTACGCAAGAATGGGTGCGCGTCGGAAACGGCTGGGCGCTCACTGCTGGGTACTGGTCTCGCGAAGCATCGTGCGGCGATCTCGTGCGCTCGCATGCTCCCAGGTGGCACGACTACCAGACCTCGGGCCGTTGTTGCCTAGACCGTGAGGACGCAATTGATTTGCTCTTGTAAGTCCTGCGCCGGTCGGCGCATTCACCCGCTCACCCTAGGTGACGCGATCGTCATCACCATCGTTGCCATCATCTTTCTGTGGAGTTGCTATGTCCCCTGACACGCTGTTTGCCGCATTGCTCACGTTGGCGCTTGTTGAAACGCCAAACCTTAAGCCCGAGACCCACTCCAAGTACCTCGCGGGCATGCGAGCCATGACAGAGCTGTACGTCGCGGTCGGTTCCGCTGGTGAGCTTGTCTCACCCGATGTTGACCCGCTCATTCTTGCCGCCATAGGCTACGAGGAGTCGCGCCACCGCCCCGCGTCGAAGGATGGCGATTGCCGCTACGACGCCTCGGCTAAGGAAGTGCGATGCTGGTCGGTCGGACCCATGCAGCTCTCGCGTGCGACCAGCAAGTGGTGGCACAACGTCGAGCCAGAATCTCCGATCACTATGGCCGACTTGCGCCACCCGGAGACCAACGTGCGCGTGGCCTACCGCATGCTCCGTTACTGGCGGGACATGTGCGGCGGCAAGGTCGCCAACTGGCTAGGCTCGTGGAGCGCCGGCAAGTGCTTCAAGTCGCCCATCGGCCTCGGCAAGCGCCGAGCGTGGCTAGCAGGAGCTATTGGCCATCGCGTCAACGTCGAGCATGTCGAGCTCGAGTGGCGCAAGGCGAATGGCCGCAAGCACGAGATGGCGCGCATCCGTGCCCTAACCAAGCCGGACTAGGCGAAGGAACTCGTCCCAGGGCCAGCGCTGGTCGCCAGCGCACCCTGGGTCAATGTGCGTCGATTTCTTCCACGCCTCGGTCACGGCAGCGTGCGTTGTGATGCCACGCTTGCCTGCAAGAAGGTCTTTGGCGTTCAAGCGACGCACAGGAATGTCCCATCGGTCGCAAATGCCACGCACAAGCGTAGCGGCACGACGCATGACTGGCGCTCCAGCGTCGTCGTGCTTGCCATCTGCCAGCCAGTCGGTCTTGTGCGCGCGGCCAACCATCTCGATCTGAATCCCGTGATGGTTCGCTCCGGGGGCAGCCCACGCAACTGCGGCCTCGGGAACGCATGACAACACCTCGTCTGGCCCAACGACGTAATGAGCCGACGCTTGTGGAGCTGACGAGCCAGCAAACCACTGCGCCACGCTTCGCGCCGTCCCTGGCCGAATGGGGTTTTCGGTCGAGTGCAGAACCACGAGGTCAACGCTTGTGCGCGTCGTGCGCGTGTAGTTGCGAGCTTCAATGAGCTCGACCTTGGCGCTTGGCAGGGCCGCGTTTTGCTTTTCGGCCAGCGCCTTGGTCGCTGCCTCGGTCTTGGCACCGTGAATGCCGTCCACGGTTCCGACGTCGTAGCCTTGCGACACAAGGTGCCGCTGCCACGCCTTCACAGCTTCGCCCTTGTCTCCGAGCTTCGTTGGCTTAAGCGGCTGCGAGCTTTTGAGAACAACGTGGAACGTCGTCCCGTAGTCGGTGTGCGTTCCGCCTCCGCTGGCGTGCGCCCTTGATGGCGACTGAATGACGGAGCCGTTCGCAAGCCACCACCCGTAAATGACGCCATCGGCAGCCCAATGCTTTCCAGCATTGCTGACGGGCTCGTTCACCCATCCGACGTCGCTCAAACGGTCGAACACCTCGGCGTCATGCTGCTCGCACCAGCTACGAGAGGCCATGTTGAGCGTTCGGTAACGCTGGATCGCTTTTTCGTCGCCAAGCTGCACACCGTCACCGAGCAGCATGTCTCGTGTCGGCAGCGTATACGGCGCAATGTACTTGGCCGCTCGGTGAAGCTCGTCGTACTCGGCCACGGTCGGCAGCCGGTAGCCTTTGGTCTCGGACCATGCTGCGGCAGGCGTAGGACCAAGGCGAGCGAATAGGCCGCGCACGTCGCCGTCCATGACGGGCATCCGCGTAATACGAGCGCCGCTTGGCAGGTCTACCCAGCCCGCCGGATGAATGGTCAGGCCGCCAGCTCGCGAAACGTAGACGCTACGGCTCACAGTGCCTCGGACACGGCCTCGGGCGACGGCAACGACAGCGGCTCGGGCATGGGAGCGTCCGTCTCGCTTCCACCAACCGCCGAGCGCGCCTCAAGGACTCCGCTAGCGTCGAGGAGCTGCCGCAGCGCCGCATACGCCTCCACGGCCTCCTGGCGGGCCTTGGCGAGCTTTGCGCTGTCCTCGGCCACCAGCGCCGCCTGGACGCCAGCAACGGCCACCCTGGCGCGTTTAATGGCCAAAGCGGTGGCGCGCTCGTTCTCCAGGCTTGGGTGCCGCTGATGGTAGACGCGAGCGCCAGCGTCGGCGGCGTCAATGACAGCGCCAAGCCACGTCGCAGCCTGAGCCACCTTGGCAAGAGGAAGGCAGCTCAGGCAAAGCCACGCCAGCGCGACGAGCGGTGCGAGTCTCACGACTTCTTCGCGCTCATAAGGGCCGCAGCGCCAGCCAAGATAGCCAAGGCCGCGCTCGCTGGCGGCACGGTATTCCCGCTTCCGCCATTGCCCTTCTTGGCCTTGTTGGAGACATGCGCGCCGACAAGAGGACCGACAATGAGCAGCCACGCCTCGGGCGACACAATCTTCAGTCCAGTCAACACCGAGACGCAAAGCACAATGCCCAAATCCAGCGACACTTCTTGCCAAGTCTTCATGGCTCTATTTTACCACCTTGCGTGTCGAATGTTCACTGAGTGGCTCAGGTAATTTGCCCAGCTCCAAGGCGCGTTTCAAGCAGCTCATAGGCCGCTTGCTTCACGCCAGCGTACAGCGCTCCATCCGGGTCCACCGCAGCATACTCGGCGGCGTTAAATGCCTCAGACGAGCCCTTGGCAGCAACGACATTTCCGTCCTGCTCTGGTCCAGCCTTGTACGCAACGATGACGTTTAGCTCTGGCTCAAGCCGGATGATGATTGACTCAATCTTTGCTGCGTCGAGAACAATTGACTCGGGGTTGTCAAAAACGAGAGGCATGGTCGAACCTTTCAGGTGTTACCGGAGACAGTTTGATAACGGACCGTACATGTCCAGTTAATGGTGACGCCAACCGCACCTTGTACTTGAACGGTAAAGGTATTGCTTGACACGTTGATGGTCGCTTGAGTCAGAGCAACTCCGCCGCCCCATGCCGCTGGCATGTTTGTCAAATCATCTTGAACAGTCCCAACGAGGGTTGCGCCTCCACCAGCTTGCCTAGTGATGAGCGCTCGACGAACGGCGGCTCCACGGTTCACGCCGCCAGTATCTCTGCCAACGATCGACACCTCAACCAGCGTGCCGCTGTTGTCAGCAATGGTTGGAGACGTGAACAGCGTCGTCGTTGTTCCGTTGGTTGTTTGAATTGCTCCGGTCCTAATGACGGATTCAGAACCAGAAAACAGCGAATGCGTCTTGGTCGTTTGAACAGCGCCAACCAAGTTGCTCCAACGGTTTGTCAGCGTTCCGCAGGCGTAGGTGTTGTCCGTTCCGCTGTAGATGTTGAGGTAGTGCTCGATGTTGACTACGCCAGCGTTGCCAATGGTTACCCACGTCGTGCCGCTAGACTGGTAGGTGTTGATACCAGTCGCGCCATACGTCGTATCGTTCGCCAGCTTGATGGTTGGGAACGACGTTCCGCCGCCACCAGTAAAGCCAGTCGTCGTAGTGGAACCAAGTTTGCTTTCATGCGTCGTCATGCTGGCAACTCCGATGTGTAAACCCAAACATCAACAGAACCAGCCGTGGCTGCGTTGAGATTCGCTCCGGTAGAGCGCGCCCACAAAAACACAACAGCAGGAATTGTAAAGTGTTCGTTCCAGCACCCAAGAGACAAGAGCGCCGTGCTTCCACCTGGGGCGCCGAACACATTGAACGGAGATGCATACTTGCCTTCGGTCGTTCCAACGGAAAGCGTGTAGCCAGTCAAACCGCCCCCGGTAAAGCTTGCAGAATGCTTGATGCAAACAGCGTGGACGATGCCACGAGGAGGAAGCGTAAACAGCGTTACGCTGTTATTTGTCGCAGCCGCCGATAGCGCGGAATAGCTTACGGTGTACTTAGTCCACACGGGTTCACCAATGAAAAGGTTGTGGGGTGGCGAAACTAGGTCGATGGAAATCGAGATCATGTTCGCCGCCTAGTCTCACCAGTACACGCACACGTTGGTGGCAGTGGTACCAGCGGCAACGATGGCTCGCGCCTGAATTTCCAGGCTGCTACCGCCAACGATGGTGAGCGTTTGGTTCGTTCCATCGCCTCGCGTCACGACAAGCGTTGCGACGTTTCCAATCGACGGGCCATTGCAGCTAATCCGGCGACACATGCGGTTCTGACCCTTTGGGTCGAGCGCCATGATGTTGAGGTCTCCAACAATCGCAGCATTGTGGATGTAGTCAGGCGAGGAGTAAAGATAGGGCGTCGCGCTCATACGGCCTCCGAGGTTAGCTCAGTGTCCTCCGCACCGCTACGGTATGCAGCGGCAAAATCTGGGGCCTTCTGCGGCTTGCCTGCCCCCATCGGCTGCGCCTGCCCCATGCGCTCATCCGCAGGCGTCGCTCCGTACTGGGCTTGCACGGCCTGCATCACCTCGGGCGTCATTGTCGGGTCAGTCGGAATGCCGAGTAGAATGCCAAGCTCAATGCGCTTGGAGTACTTTGGTAGCTTGCCCTTCGATTCCATCTCGGTGAGGCCGTCGAGCACGTTTTGCTGAATGGCCGCAAAGGTCTCTGGGTACACCGAGCGAACGGCATCAACGGCCTCCGGCGTGAGCTTGCCGTTGGCGATGTTGTCGAGCAGGCTCGTCGGCTTCTCGATGGCGTCAAGTCGGTTGAGCCATTCTTTCATCTGCTGGCGAGACGGCGGAAGCTCACGAGCGAACGGAGTTGCAGGCTTCAAGCCCTTCGGCATGTTTGCGTTCAGGTACTCGAGCTGCCTTGCTGCGGTCGCAACTGCGGCTTGCTTGACAGTTGGAGCGGCATCGCCGACCCACGCAAGCTGCTTGTCGAGCTCCGACGTTACCGCTGGGAGCTGCGCTGAAAGCTCTTTGACTCGGCGGCTTCGCTCGTCGTACCGCTGCCACGACGCGCCAGCCATTGGGAGCCTGCCGTACAGCGAGCGCGCCCCGCTTGAGACAGCGCTCGCTACCTTGCGCGCTCTGCCAGGGACCTTCGGTGCTTCGCTGCCGATGACGCCAGCGGCTTCGGCCAGCGAAGCGTTGATCTTCGACGCGCCTTCTTTCTGAACCGCCGCAGTTGCCCTGACCGGCTCGACGCCCACGTCAATGGCGTCGGCTTCAATGGCTGCAAGCCCGCGCTTGCTTCCAGCTTCGACGGCATCTTGCGCGCCATTCTTCACCGTTCGCGCGGCAGCCTGAGCGCGAAGAATGCGCGTTGGGTCGGTAAGTTTGAGCGCTATCCCTCGCAGGTTTTCTGGAAGGTATTGTGCGACCTCAGACACGCCGCCTAGGCCGGATGAAATCTTGTAAAGATCTTTGTCCTTTGCTCGCTCAACCATTCTTTCAAAGTTGTTAAGAATGGTCTCGGAGCGCTTGATTTCAACCTGAATCAAACGAAGCTGTTCTGGTGGAAATTCGCCCGATTGCTCAGCAACTTTGAGCGATTGAATGTGCGACGTGATGTAGTTGCGAAACGAGTTGCCCTGTGGACTTTTGTCGTTTGCCGCAAAGTCCTGCGTGATCCTATCAACCTTCTTTGGATCAACGACTTGGAACTCTTTGTATGGATCAACAGGGTTTTTTCGACGCGGAGTAGGGTCAAAGTTGTCTTTGACGTATGCTTCCCTGTTGCCTAATTCTGTATGCAATGCAGCGTTGCGCCGCCTTTGATACGTAGCAAACTTGTTGCCCCATACGTCTGCAAGCTCAAGAGCTGGCCTGATCTCTTCTTCAAGCTTGCTGAACTCATCGAGAGTCGCTGCCGCCAGTGGATCGCTAGACTTGGACTTATAGAATTTGACTAGTCGCTGAGTTTCTCGCTTCAAATCAACATCCAGCGCGCGAGCAAGCTTGATGGACTCGTCGGGTTCGCCGATGGCCTTGTACGCCCTGTCCTCTGCGTTCTTGAGCGCCTTCTTGTAGCTGGCAAACTTCGCAACCGCGAACTCTTGTCCTCCCTCTGCGCGCGCTGCCTTGTTTGCGGCCTCTATTGAATCAACCGTGCGTCGAGCCTTGCCGATAAGCTCCAGCGTTAACTCTCGCTGAGCTTCAACCTTTTCACGATCTACAAGGCGAGCAAACAGCTCCTCGCGCATCGGCGCTTCCTTTTGGAACTGCGCCAGCACTTCGCTCGCTTCATGCGAGTCGTTCATCAACTGCACTTGCGATTTGTTAAGCAACCGATCTTCGGCGATGTCCTTTGCGTTCTTTGCCAACACTTCGTCAATGTTTTTCGCAAAGTCTCCTACAGCCTCCGACTCCGCTCGAGCCGCATCCAAAAGACTGTCCGTTGCAACCACCTGGGCTTCTCGAGTTGCTCCTTGCTCAAACGATGATGACGCGGGCTTGCCAAGCAAAATCTCAGTGTATTCGTCATTCGCTCTAACAAATTCGTCGGCGGATGCGCTCGTGCGAGCCGCTCTCTTGAGTGCCTCTACCTGCTCCGGCTTTGCGCCACGAAGCTTGGCCCCGATGCCGACCATTTTCTGGCTCATCGTTTCGCCATTTGAGGCTTCGGAGTACAGCGAGCGCGTCTTGTTTGCGCCCACCCGCAGCGACTCTCCGAGCAGCCCGAATCCAAGGCCGAGACCAGCGCCAACACCGCCGTTGATGGCCGTCGTCGTGGCAAGTCGCGCCAGGTTCTCGCCAGCGAGAAGCTCTTTGCCTTCAAGCGTCATGCGCTCGACCTCGAGCGCGCCTCCTTGCAGGGCGTTTTCAAAGCCAGCCGCCGCAGCACCGCTGATCAGCCTTGCCGCTCCACCAGTGGCCCCTAGCGCCTCTGCCGTGGCATTACCGGCGGCGACAGCGGCTCGAGGCACCGCCGACACCGCGCGGCCAATAGCGCCAAGGCGAGACCCTGTAGCAGCCGCTTCGGCAGCCGCCGCAAGCTCCGCTGCGGTAGCCGCCTCGGCTGCGCCCGCTGCCGCCTGAGCGCCTCGGCTGGCGGCCTGGAGCTCGGCACCGACGCCAAGGGTCGCGAGCGCGACACCAAGGCTCGTGCCGATTTCGGCAGCCTGCACGGCACCCGGTCGCGCCCTTTGGATGTTTCTGACGGTCTCGCCAAAGTCCGGCGAAAGCTTTTCCGCGCCGGCAAGCGCAAGCGGTCCGAGGACAGGAATGCCGCGAACCGCGCCAAGCGCAACGCCAGACGCTACGCCGTATTCTTTCTCAAGGCTGCGTTGCTCAAGCTGTTCGGGCGTTGCAACGCGGTAGCCCTGGCGAATAGCGTCTTGTAGCTGTTCCTCTGGGACGCTGTTTAGCTCACCAAGGGAGTTGAATACTTTAACGCGCGCCACGCTTATTCCTCTTTGCGAACGTCAAGGGGAGCTGGCGGCTTCTGTCCATCAACGGGTACTGCGTTAATTGAGCTGCGCCACGCTTCTACATTTTTCCAGGCTTGGTCAACGAGATTGTCCAGCACAGCCTTTTCTCCAGTATCCACCGTCCTGGCTGGCGTTGTGATCATCTTTTCGGCTCGCTGTTCGTCTTGCTCGGTGGTTCTTCCACCCGCCTGAGACTTTGCCAATTGCTATGCCGCTTCTTTCTTCAGGTTCTCAAGAACCAAGGATTTTTCTCGGACGCCGAGGTCTTTGCTATCGACCACGGCATACATTTTACCAATGGTTTGGGCAAAGTTGGTGGCGGCTGCCTGTCTTTCGCGCAGCTCTTTGGCGCTTGCTTCGTCCGGGGCAAGGAATTGCTGGCTTGAATCTGGGCCAAGCATGACCGTCCGCGCAGCCATTCTGCGTTCGCCGGTCGCTTCAGCCTGAGCCTTTGCGGTCTCGGCCTCAGTCTTTGCGATGCCTGCCTTCTTGGCCTCAAACTCAAGAATGCGCTCGCGCATTTTCATTTCGCGTTCAGGAGCACCGGCAGCGTAAGCGGCAGCGCGTGCTGCACGCTGTTGCTCCTCGGCTCGCCTGGCCATCTCGGCTTCGACGTACGCTTGCTTGACGCCTAGGTTCAGCTCCTGAGCTTGCTGGTCGTAGCCAGCCGCAATCTTTTCGGCCGCGAATCCGATTTCCTTCGTCTTCGCCTCGGCTCCAAAGCGCCGCGCTTGTGCTGCAACTTGCTGTTGCAGCGTGGCTCGCACCCAGTCCTCGGCTTGCTTCTCGTCGGCGAACCGCTCTCGCGCCATGGCCAGCAAGTTGCGCCGCTCACCAATCGCCGCTCGCTTGCTGGCGAGGTTGGCCTTCTGCGCCTGAATGTCTCGCTCGATGGCCGAGTTGATGATTTGCAGCGCGGTGTTCGGAATGCGACCGCCTGAGTAACCCTGAACGAACCCGCCGAGCCCGATGGCGATGGCTGACAGAATCTTTTGGAATGTGTTCTGGTTCTGGTAGTAGGCGTCAGGGTTGATCTTCGTGTCGGCGACTTCCTTGTTCAGCTTCGCGATGTCCGACTCGGCCTGCTCGGAAGCCTGGCGAAAACGAAGCATGCGCTCGCGCTGCGCCTGAATGTCCTGCGCCGCCTGCTGTTCCAGGGCCAGGTTCGTCTGACCAATGCGCTGCTCGGCCTCTTGCTGGGCCTCAAGCCGCCGCCTCTCGATGTCGGAGGTGACCTGAGCCATGCCCATCTTCGCCTTTGCCGCTTCGCCAACGAATGCGAGGTCGGGCCTGCGGCGAGCGAAGTCCTCCTGCTGCTTACGAACCGCAGCCGCCTCGGTAGCCGAGATGCCAGGCAATGGCGCAAGCGGTTGGGGCATGGCCATCGGTTCGCCGCCAATCGCCTGCGTCGTCGCTCGGCTTGCTTCGGCCAGTCCGCGCTTTAGGTCGTATGTCCTCTGCCGCTCCTGTTCAGACGCGAAGCCCTCGGCCTGGAGCGCGCTAGCCCTTGCGGCCTCCTGCTCTGCGAGTCGCTGGTCAACGTCAAGGCCCATGAAACCAACGGCGTCTGGGGCAAAGCCTGGAGGAATGGCGGCACCCTCACGCGCCCGAGCTGCGGCAAGCGCCCTTGCCGGAATGGATGCCGGAGCAGGGGGCAGAGCTGGCGGCGGCACGGCTGCCGCAGGAGCTGGCAACGCAAGCGGGGCGACCGATTGCATCGGCGGATTCGGGTCAACCGACATTGCGCCGCCGTAATACGCAAGCTCCTCGGGCGTCATGCCTTGCTGCTCGTCCACGTCACTTCCCCTTCTTCTCGAGCTTCTCAAGGCGCTCGGTCAGGCGACCAATGAGCGGGAGTGCCGCGTACCCGGCTCGCGCCCCGTCAACCGCGAGACCGTCCCCGGTCTCGATGACAGCAGGTCGCAGCTCCGGCGAGCGCGCCATGTCCTGAGCCATCACGCCGAGCTGGCGTCCTTCGCCGTACGCCTTGGCGCCAGGGCGATACTCATAGGTCACGGGACTCGGCGCGAAAGCTGGAGTCATGTATTGCTCGGGCGAACCCTTAAGCCTTGGACTTACCGGAACCCTAATAACGCTCTCATCGGGCATTCCAAGCGGCCTTGTGTTGAGCAAAGTCGTGGTGTCCGGCCTTTGAATGTTTGACTCTCGACCGGCTTGGCTTGGCACTCGCCTCACGGGCGATGGCTGAACCGCGCCTGGCGAAGCGTAGCCAGAATCTCCGGCTCGGTAGATGGTGTCATTCGGTGCGCCTCCAATTTCTTGAGTGGTTCTCGCACCGAGCATGTTCAGCGCATCGATGAGCTGACGCGCCTTGTCTTCCTTGGCTGTCTCTCGCGATGACGATCCAAGCTTTCGAGTCGTGACCGCGCCAAGCTCCTCAAGTCCAGCCGTCAGGTCGCGTGCGCGCTGGTCGTCGGCTGCGGTTGCGGTCCGCACGGGTTGTGCACGCTCAGGCATGCCGAGCTGTTGCATGACGCGAGCGTCGGTCTGTCCAAGCGCCTCGAGAAGCTGCGCCGAGCGTCGGTCTGCTTCGCGGCGTCGCAACAGCGCCTCGGCATCGTCGCCACCCATGGCGGCAGCAATCTCGCGATCTCGCTCGGTCATCGGAGGCGATTCCGATCCAATGATCATCTCTGGAACGCGAATGACTGAGGGGTTGCTGTTCTGCGGCATGAGTCGTCCTTCGGGAAAGAATACGCGCGGCGAGCCAGCGCTGCCGCTTCGTCCATCTTCGTTCGTTGCTGCAGCCAGCGGATCGCCGCCGACCTTGATCGTTTGCATTAGCGCTTTAAGTCGCCGGTCAGCTTCGCTGCCGCCGTCGCGGACGTTTTCCTTGTCGCGCTCGTCGCTTTTCATTGCACCAGCCGCAACCGAAATGCCACCAGTGGCAATGCCGGTGAGGATTTTTGCAGTCTCCTCCTCGTCGGCGGCTTGCATGGCCTTAGCCTGAGCTTGCTCGAATGCCTGCCGGTTGAGCAGGTCTTGGAAGCGTTGTGTCGCGAGGTCTTGTTGCTGAAAGCCAGCCTGCGTGTACTGCTGCGCCAGACCAAGTGCAGCCGCGCGCCTGGCCGCCTCGTCTTGCGCCCGCAGCACGGCTGCTTGTCCTCGGCCCATGCCCTCAAGCTCTGCGCCAGCTTGACCGGCAGCTCGAGCGGCCATGGGATTAAACCCGCGCCGACCTGCCTGCGCCATGCCGAGCTGCTGTTGCTGCGCGATGCCCTGCCACATTTGGCCCTCGGCACCGCTTGTCGCTTTCAGGCCGCCAAGATCCATCTGCGGCTTGGCAAGCATCGACTGCTTTGCCTTGGCGTAACTCTCCCTATTCTGGCGCTCGTATGGGTCGCCATACCACTCGTCAGAGCGCGCGGCCTCGCGCTTGATTTGCGCCTCGCGCTCGCGTTCAACGCGGCGCTCTAGGTCTGCCTGTGGGTCGTCAGTGAATGGCATAGCGTTTTATCACTTACCAAATTTCTTTTCCGCCAATGCAGCGCCAGCGCCAGCAGCGGCGCTTGTGATGCCCATGGCCATGTTGCTTGTAGCCGCTGCCTGACGTTGCGCTGCCGCGATGTCGCCGCTCACCGCTGCTTGTGCGGCTTGCTCAATGGCTCGCCGCCTCTCAAGCTCAATGGCTTCCATTTGCTGGCCGTAACCAGTTTGGCGCATGTACGCCTCGCCAGCAATTCCGCGACCCTGTTGCAGCTCTACCGCGCGACCAGTAGCGCCTTGCATCGACACTTGGCCAGCCTGCTGACCGCCAGCAAACATCGCTTGCCTGGCCGCCAGCGGGTTTCCGACCGCCGCTGCCGCTTGCTGTGCGGCAGCCTGTCCAAGTGCTAGCCGTTGCTCACCGATGGCCTGCGAAGTCTCGCCCGTTTCCATGCCGCGCTGCACCGCTTCGGCAAGGCCGACCTCTTGCCGGTAACGGTTTTCCATATCGGTGCGGAGCTTGTGCCGCAGGATAGACTCGTACTCTCCGCCAAACTCCTGTCGTTTGGCAGCCATCTGCTTTTGAACATTTGCAAGGTATTCGGCGGCGGTTTCTTCGTCGCTCTGAAACCAGCGCTCCAATACACCAGGCGTTTCCGTCTCAACGGCCATAGTCAGTTCCTTTGCTGCGTTCCAGGCTTGTACAGCCCGCGCTTGCCGCCAAGCTCAACCGTGAACCCGGCGAGCTCGTAGCCTTGCCCCGTTACTGTACCAGCGTCCGAAGCGTCGGAAATGGCAATTTTGAAAGCGGTGCACTTCTGCTGTTTGACCCGCATTTCTACCAGCTCTTGTAGCTTTTGCATGGCCACCGTGGCGGAACTCCAGGTAAACGACTGCGTAGCTACAGACGAGAACTCTTGATACAGCGAGATGGTCAGCGCATGGCCGTCCAGGCTCTTGCACAAGGCTGCAATCTGGCGAATGCGCTGCCATCCGCTTTGCTGCGCCGCTTGCAGCCACGAGGTTTCAACGTCCATTGGCACATAGATGGTGCCGTCGTCCTTGTAGGTGCTGGCGTCCTCAAAGTACACAGTTCCGAGCGCGTCGAGCACATAGTACACGCCCCTGTGCAGGCACGCTCCTACAGGGTTCAGCGGCACTGGTGAACCAAATAGCGTTTTCCGTGGCGTCCACTCAATCCACGCGCCCTGGTCGAAGTCAAAGCAAAGAATGGTGCCCTGTGTCGCGTTTGGGTCGCGACAAGTGAAGCGGACATGGTTCGCGGCAGGCACAAGCACCGCGCTCGTGATGATCGAGTTGATGTCCGTGATGTCGCGCACGGGAGCGCCGATGAATTGAAGCTGAAGGTCACGGCCAAGGACAAAGATTCCGCTCGGGGCCTGGAAGAAGATGCCAGCGGGGCTCGACACAATGGAGCGCGCATCCACGCACCCAGTGTCGCTGCTTACAAGCTGCAAGCCGGAGTAGTCGTTGCCTCGGCCTCCGTCGTCGGGTCCGTTGCCAGCAATGGCGTAGATGTTCGACTTGGTGAAAACGCTCACCTTGTCATCCATTTCACCAAGCCCGGTCACTTGCTCGCCGCCGGGAAGCATGAAGGCAAAGGCGTCGTTGAACTCCGGCGCCAGCGCGTACTCATTGGACGTCGAAGGGTCGTACGGCTTCGAGTACATGACGCGATCGCGATTGTAAAAGCCAGCGAGCCAAACGCGCCGCGACGTCGTAACAACGTATGCCGCCCCGTCTGGTCCGGCTGCCTCGAGCTCCGCTCCGCCCTGCGTGTAAAGGATGTCGTATGCGCCGCCATTGTCGCGAATCGCTGGCAGAAACGTCGTATCTTGCGTGTCGAGCACATTGCGCGAGGCTTCCACGCAACGACGAAACACGCCATCCGAGCCAAGTCGATAGACGCCAACGCCCCATCGGCGCTTGTCCTTGCGCTGCGTCGGTCCAAGCGAAAACACCGCGAGGTCCACGGCATTGTGCATGCCGGTCAGGTTGTGCTGCGTCACAGGGCCTGGAAGCGAACGAATCAACGTCCCTTTTTCGTCATACGCCTCCCACGCGGCGCAATAGCTGTAAACGCCCATAGACAGCAATCCTCCGGTCGTGTTAAAGCCCTTTGCAACGACAGGAGCAGAGCACCAGCCAAGCTCCTCGGTCGCGTTGCCAGCGAACCAACTTACGCTGCCGCCCCCTATCGTCGCTGTGCCTCGCGTCGTCGCTTGCTGTGTCGTTGCGCCAGCGTAATCGAGCGCGATCTCATCGCACGCCCTGAGCTGTCCGTAAGCAACCGGAGCGTGCGCGGTAATGCGCGTCGTTGCGTACTTGTTCACCGTGTCGCCGCTTGCGTATACAGACTGCAAGCTTCCGAAGCGCTGAATGGCCGACCCGTTGTCTACGTTTGCAGCGCCAAAGCTGTATCGGCCAACAAGTCTCGGCCAACGGTAAATTGCAGGAACAGCGGCAAGGTCTTCTGGATCGCTGATGGCCAAGTCAATGACAGCCTCTGCCGCATAGCCGATGAGCGTTTCAGGGTTGAGGCCAACGCCAGCCTGCGTGAAATGATATGTGGACGCCGCACAATACGCGCGACCGTTGCGAAACCACGGCTTTGTCACCGCGCGCATGTTAAACAACGACTGCACGCCATAGCTTGCACTCAGTGCAGTGTTGTTTGCGCGAATGCGAATAAAGTCGCCTTGCACCGCAATCGAGTTTTGTGCTGTGCGAGTAACAAGCGAAACGACACGGGTTTGCGAAAGATGATCCACTCCTTCGCACACGCCGAGCGAAACAACGGCCTGCGTTGCCCCAGTGCCGGTGTCCACGCCAGTTGTGGCAATCGTTGCAAGCGTCGTTTCGTTCAGCGCATATAGCTCAGTGATCGTGGCATTCGTTCCAGCGTTGATGGCACTCGCAAGAATGTAAACCTGAGACGATGTGGCACCGTAATTGATCGCCACGTTAGTCCAGTAGTCGTAGCCAGCCGGTGGCGAAATCGTGACCGTGGCCGTCTGAACCAGGCCAAGCATTGTGTACACGGCAATGACGTTTGTCGTGCCGCCGATGGGTGGCGTCGTGTTTCGAATGTAAGCGTAGTGCCATCTCCCAAGGGCACCAGGGCAAGCGTCATAAAACCTGCGCCCATACGATCCCTCGAACGCGGGGTAATAGAGATCCAAGTGCTGACGAAACGCCGCAGGAAGCGTCTGGAACGTGGACGGGTTCCAGTAAAGCCACTGAAGCGTGCCGTACCCTGGCGCAAGCAGGTCTGGTCGCTGAAAGCCAGCGAACATCAGCGCAGTGCTGGTTACAAGTCGAGCGCCCGTGATGTCTTGATACTGTGTCGCCGTGTTGGCGTTGGAGTACAGCTCTTGCTTGTTGTGGACGATGGTGCCGTCCTTGGCCTCAAGGTTCCACAAGAGCGCTGTGCGAACATCGGTGGTATTGCTTTGCACATTGACGACGGCTTGCACGCTTGCCGTGTACCCTTCAAGCTCGCAAAGGTCGCACGTTCCGACGCTGCGCTGGTCAGAAAACAGAACGCGCTGCTGGCCAGTAAACGGCGAAAGCTCGCCACGGTTCCACCAGCTCCCCGGCTGCGAAACGCCGTTGGCTTCCTTGTAGGCGTATAGTTCTCGATATCCGCGAACACACAGCTCCTCGCCAGTCGAAAACAGGCCCTTTGGCGCACCCTGAGAGGCCGGGCTTGTCGCCGTCGTCTGGTACATGGTCGTCGGCAAGGCGGTAAACCCGTGCCGCTTCCTCACGGCGTCGTTGCGCCTGTACTCCGCGTTGCGAAGCACCGTGAGCGAGTCTGCCGACCTGAGCCGCTCGTCTAGCCGCTGGTCGATACCTTTGGAAACCGGGATGACAGCTTGTGAGCGAGGCATTTAAAACACCCAAAGGTCAACAGTGCACGGCGTCGCCGCCGCATTGTTTAGCGTCAGCGTCGTAGCGTTTGAGGCAGACTCAAACACCAAGCCGACGTTTTGAAAGCGCAAAATGATGTAACCCTGCAACGCTCGCTTGAGGCCGTGCGTGATGACCTTGTTTCCAGAGCCAGGAATCACGACGTCGCGGATGTACTTTCCGTCGTTCCACGGGAAGTTATTGGCGTCGCGGCGTTGCTGGTTAACGGCCCCGGCGAGCTGTTGCTTAACGAAGCTGTCAACGCTCGGGTCTGCGCCCTGCTTTGGCAGCACGCGAGCCTTGGTCGTCACGTCACCATCTCCAGTCGTTGCGTCGGTACGACACGCCCATGTCGTTCCAGTCGCGCAGCGTATCGCCTACGACCTCCGGCATGCCCGCGTCACGACTGCCCGCGAGCGCGTCAATCTGCGCGTCGAGAATGGCGCGTTGAGCCATGAGCGCTTGCGCCTGCTCGAATGACTCTTCCTTGTTAAGCATGTCGATGGCCGCGCCATAACATGCCCAGTCCTCCCAGCCGTTCACGCCGTCGAAGCCGTTCGTGTCCACCACGAACTCGCTGTAGCGCGGGAGGTAATGCAAGGTGAACGTGTAGCCAGCACGACGAGGCTTCGGGCGAATCTCGAGGTTCTGACCGATGAGCCGATAGCGGAATAGGCCCATGTCGTCGCTGGTCAGGTTCTCAAGGTACAGCAGGTCGGCAAGCTCCTTGAGGTTGAACTTCGGAACCGGAATGGTGCGCGTTCCGTCGCTCACCATGAGGTTCAGCGCCGACATAAAGTCGTCCAGCGTCGGGTCAAAGAAGGAATACTGCGCCTGGTTTGCCACGCTTGGGATGACAACGCTTTTGGCGTAGTACTCGTCGCCGCGAGCGACGATGAGCTTTTGGTAGAGCGCTCGCAGGTTGCGGTGCAGGAGCTGGTCAAGCTCCGTGTCCGTCACGAAGGCCGCTGCCTGATTGCTTGTCTGCATGTCGGCCATCGCTCGAGCGCGAGACCGCATGGTCGCCATCGTCACAATAGCGGGCATTGATCACCAAAGCGGCGACCCTGGGAGGAGAGGCATCCCAGGGCCGCCTGTAAGGGTCAGGAGTCGTAGCCAAAGAACGCCAGAGTGGTCAGCGTTCCAGTCCCGTCGTCGGGAGCGTCAGTTGCGCTGTCCCAAATCTCGAACAGAACCGTGTTCGAGACGGTGCCGCCAGCAACAACGGTGCGAACGCGAGAAAACTGTTCGCCAGAGCTGTTGTTGTCGGAGACAACGTGAACGCGGCTGTAGTTGCGCTTGAGCGTCACAAGGTACTGACCAACGGTGGCCGGAACCTTGATCACGCTTGCAACAATGCCGCCCGGGTCGTTCACAGTAGGAGACGCTGCCGCCGTAACGACAAACGACCCAACCGTGCAGCCCCGCGCGTGAGCGTGGGGCGGGTACATGCCCTTTGCTGTCGTTGCCATGTCACGCCACCTTGTAGACGACCTGAATGGTGCAAGCGCCGACAACCTGGCCAGCACCAGCCTTGGTCACGTTTAGGCTAAGACGACGCGAGGCGGCAACTGCCGACGAGCCCGCAAACAGCGTCTTGGCGACGTTGCTAGCAAGGCCGTTGAGCGACGCCGCGCGCGTGTCGGGCGAAGCAATCGGAGTCGCCAGCGCGCCACCGGCAAGGTCGCCGGAAGCCACGTTTAGCACAGCGTAGTCCATGTTGTTTGCAGCCGTCGTCGCCTCTGGGAGAATCTTCACCGACTGAAGGACAATGTCCGCGTCGGTAAAGAGAAGGCGATGCTCGGTCTGCGTGTTCGCCATCGCGTCAGCCGGGAGGCGAACGTGGACAACGCGCGTGCGAAGCGCGTAGTCCAAGTCGTCCTCGCCAGTCGGCAGAGTGTGAGCAAACGGAGTAACGAGGTCAGTAGCAGGTTTGATAGCCATTTGAGTGGTCCTCCTAAGTAGTCAGCTCACACGCCATCGAAGTCGATGAGCACGTTGTCGATGGGGCGGTGGCAGATGAGGTTCGAGTAAGCCTTGAGGCGGAACTCGATACCATCGCTCGTGGACTCGCGAAGGAAGCGGCGGCCATCCTCCTCGGCAAAGTGCGGCGCGTCGCCAAGCGAAGCGTACTCCCAAGCGTCGCGCTTGGTGAGCAGGCCGTAGGCGTATGGGCAGTTCGGGTCGTCCATGACCATAAGCTGGCCCTGGGGCGTCGAGAGCTGGAAGCCCTGGAAGCCGACCTTCGCCTTGCCAGCGCTCTGAATGTCAACGAACGCCTTCGCGGTCATCGACTTCTGGAGCTCGGCAGCGCGCTCGCTGTTCATCCACAAACAGTCAAACTTGCCGCCAGCGGTGCGACCGCGAGCAAGCGAGTCGAACACGACCTCCTCGATGGTCTTCGCGCCGCCCTTGACCCGCGTGCCAGCAAGGCGCGAGGGATTGACGCTGCGGTTCACGCCGAAGAAGTTGTCCGCGACGCCGGGGGCAGTCGGGGGAACCCATGCGAACACGCCGCTGATGCAGTTGGACGCGCCAACGCCAGCGAGGAAGTCGCCGTCACGACCGAGCAGGTCGGTCGCAATCGGGTTTGCAGCGCCGCCGCCAAGGGTCACCGTAAGGGTGCCGAGGTCAAGGTCCACAGCCGTGACGCTGTAGAAGCCAGCGTTGATGACGCCAGCCGCCGACTTGATCTGAAGGACCATGCCGACCTCGAACTTGACACAATCACGCCGGTCGGTGAGCGTCACGACGCCGGTGCCAGCGTTGTACGCCGAGACCGTGCCGCGAACGCCGGTGCCAGCGCCCCAAACTTGGAACGCCGCCGAGCGACCAAACTCGTAAGCCGCCGCGTCCACCTGGGTTTTGATCGCTTTGGCAATCGCACCCTTGTTCGACTGCGATGCCATCATCGTCTCGTTGTCAATCGAGCCGATGACGTAATCCTTCTTGCGGGTGACGTTGAACTTCACCATCGACGGGACGGACTTGCCGTTGAGCGCCGTGGAGAAGTCGGTCGAGCCGCGGATGCCGCTGATGATCGCGTTCGTCTGCTTCGACGAGCCCTCGAAGTCGTAGGACTTCGGCACCCACGCCAGGAACGGAGCCTCGGGGAACCAAATCTCCTCGAGCGAATCCGGGTAGAGAATCTTGAGCGCCGAGCTAAAGCTCGACATGTTGAGCGATGCCATTGTGAACCTCTGAGAGTAAACGGTTGAAGTTACCGCGCACCCTCAGAGGTTTGGCTCACTCGCCGGAAAACAGCACCTTTGCCGCCTCGGCCAGTCGCTCCTCTTGTGAGAGCGCGCGCGACAGGCCGCCGTGATTGGCTGCTGCCGCATTGGTCGGGATGTTCCGGCTGGTGCCGTTGCGAGGTCTAACGCCCCTCGATGCGTTGCCCGACTTTTCCGCAGAAGCGGCAGGCGCGGAACCAGCCCGTGGGGTCAGACTACCATCAAAGCCGTATTTGGCAAGATTGTCTCTCGCGATGTTGTTCACGGCCTGTAGCACTTCAAGTCGGCCAACTTCAATTCCCTCTTTTACGAAGTACCGCACAGCGTCGGCAATCTCATTTGCCAAAGACCTATCGTTCAACTGTGCAAGAACCGGGAAGGTGTCGGCGTAGTTGCGCGCAAGGTCCACAAGCGTCGTTGTTTCCGACGCCGTGATTTGCTGCAACTGTTGCTGGTATGCAGCGGCCTGCTCCTCTTGAGCCCTGCGGTTCTTTTCCGCGTACAGCTCCGCTCGCAAGGCCGCAATTTCCTGCGCGACTGAATCGTTCGCCTTCGGCTGCTCCTGCTCAAGCTCGCCGTTGATGTAGGCCATTTGCAGGCGCTGCAAATACTCGCTCGGCCTCATGCCAGCCTTGGCCGCAAGCGCCTCGACGGCTCGGATGGGGCTCGACTGCATGGCCGCTACAACCGCCTCGGCCTCTCGAGCGCGCTCCTCGATGGCGGCCTGACGCGCCTCGAGCTCCTGTGCGCGCTTGGCGTTCTCGCGCTGCGCCCTTCGAGCGGTTGCCCACTCGGACGCAAGGTCGCGCATCATGTTGCGGGGCTTCTTCTCGCCTTCGGCCTCTTCGCCTTCGGCCTTGGCCTCGACCTTCGGCTTCTTTCCAGCAGGCTTCGGCAGCTCGGGAAGCGGCTCCTCGTCGGACTCCTCGTCGCCATCAAAAAGGTCTGCCGCAGCGGCGAGCCTGCTATCCAGCGACTCATCGCCGGTAGATAGCGTTTTGTCTCCAGACTCGACTTCGGCAGGCGCTTCGGGCGCGTCGTTCGTCGCGGGCGGCTCGGCCTGCGTCTCTTGCAGCAATACTTCGGACATGGTGCTTCCTCTCTCTTGTTAGCTTGGCATGCCTGGAGGACCAGGCGGAACTGGCGGTGCGCCACCGGGACCGGCTGCCAGCATATCGGGCGGCATAGGCCCTGGTGGCATCATCGGTGGCGCAGTCGGCATGGCTGCGGCTTGCAGGAGCTGCACATGCGTCAGGAATTGGCGCAGCAGCTCCACGCGCTCCTCTGGAATGTTGTCGAGCTCTGCGCGCTGAATAGCAAGCGTTGTCTCGCGAAGCGCTAGCGCGAGGTCCATCGTCGGCTCGGGAGGCAGGTAGGTGTTCTCGTAAAGCATTGTCGAGAGCCGCTTATGGATAAGCTCAATCGGCGCGACGATGCGGTTGCGAACGCTCTCCAGGTCGGGCACGTCGAGCGCCAGCTCGTAGAAGCTTTGCTGGTCAATGACGCCAGCAGCGAGCATCTCTTGCATAACCTGAATCTTCGCCGCCGGGTTCGTCGGGAATGCCGACGCCGGGAACACGCGAGCGCGGTAGCGACCTTCCTCGAGGTTGATGTCTTGCCAGCGGATCGTGTTCGTTCGCGACGGACCGTCGCTCACGAGCACCTCGTGTTCTGGATCTTCTTCTGCGATCTCAGCGTGAAGCGTCACAAGCCACTTTGCGAGATCCACATAGAGCTGCTCGTAAGCGCGTTCAAAGGCGATGAACCGTCGAGACTGGACGTCGTTGTACACCTGCAAGGCTCGGCCACTGTTGAGTCCAGCGGGCTTTAGCGACGATGCCGCAAGCTCCGATGCGCCCATAAGCTTAAACACGCGCGCCTCACACTGCTCGATGTAGGCCGCAATCTGCGGATGCATGACGGCTGGCGTCATCTGCTGCGGCGGCGGCCCATCGTGTTCCACGATTGCGCCCACCTGATTCACCATGTGCGCCTTAACCACGCGCGACTGGCGATTGAGGAACCACAGCGCCGTCGCGTTGAGCCGCATCGACTCGTTCCAGCGCCGCAGCACACGATTCAGCTCCGTCTGCGTGGGCGCAGCGCGCTGCACAAGCGAAATACCCCAGAAGCGTCGCAGCGGCTTCACCGCGCGGATGAAGCAGAACGGCGGCTCGTCGTAGGTGTACGGCTGGTCCATCAGCACAACGTCGTTGATGACGAGGCAATGCCGCCCATCGTCAGCCTCGGACGTCGAAGGAAGGTGAATGGCCTCAATGACCTCGACAACATCCTGGCTGCGAGGCCCGTCTGCGTACCACGCATGAGCATCCACGGTCGGAGCCTGCTCAATGCTCGCCGCCTGGTCCGGGTACATTTCGCAGAGCTGCCACTTGTCGAGCAGGTGCCGCACGAAGAACGAGCGCGGCATCACGTCGATGGCCCCTCGGTCGTCCACAAGGAAGTTAGGCGGGAAGATGCGCTCGACAATGACCTTGCTCGGGTCTGCCGGGTTGATGCGAGGACGCAGAATGCCGAGACCCGTGATGACCGCATCGCGTGCCGCCTGCTCAGCGAGCTGCGTCACGTTGCAGTAATCAAACTCCGCGTCACAGAAATAGGTGAGCTTGCGAGCGCGCTCTTGCTCGAGCCAGTCGCCGCCGATAGTGACGAACATCGGGCGCGGCTTGGTCTGCGTGATCTCTGAGATGACGGTATCAACCGCCAGCGCCAGCACGTTTCGCGTCACGCTCGGCTGCGCTCGCAACTCGATAAAGTTTTCTGGAAGCGCCGTTGCGTCGCCGTAGAGGCAATAGGCTTCAAGCATCTGCGACCTTCGCGCGCTCGTAGCCGTGTCGGTTGCCTT